AGATAGTGGAACACTCATTGGTGTTGCACAGAGTATAAACTTAGATAGAAATATATCTGTCACACAAGTATTTGGTGGAAATGTAACAGTTTCTGCTGCTGATACTGTAGGATTTGCATTTACTTCTGGATTCTCTACTACATCTGCGTACGCAAACGTTTCTGGAGTATCAACCACTGCAACAACTGCTGGGTTTGCTGATACGGCAACTCTAGCCATCAGTGCAAACTTCGCCACAGTCGCTGGTATTGTAACATACGCATCTGCGTCTGGAGTTGCAACCAACTCAGGAGTAGCCGAGTATGCAAAGGTAGCTGGTATCGCATCATACGTTGCCAATGCAGGGTTCTCAACCATGGCTGGGTATGCACACACTTCAGGCATCGCCACAGTAGCACAGAATTTAACAGGAACTCCTTCTATTGTTATCGACAATATCAATTCTGCAATTGGTATTGTAACAATGCCTGGTCAAGGTAGTAAAATGCGTTTCGACTTTGATGCAACAGGTGATATGCCTACTGCAACAAGTTGGAGAGGTATGTTTGCTTATGCAAATAATACTAAGACTGCATATGTTTCCAGCGGAACCACAATGGGTGGTTACAATGGGTGGAGAAAGATAATACACCAAGACATGTATGGTAACTACCAGACTGTTGGTGTTATAACTGCATCTAAGTTTTCTGGTGACGGTTCTTTACTTACAGACCTACCATCTACAGATAGTATTTGGAGATCAAACTCCACTGGTATTAACACAACAGGCAACGTTGGTGTCGGCACTACAAACACAGAAGGATATAAACTTAACGTACTAGGTAACTTCAAGTTACAAGGCAGACTGGACGGAACTGCAACAGATAATGTTCTACCTCACCTATGGTCTACATACTCTTCTCTACCATCCCCATCAACATATCATGGTCAATTTGCCCACGCACACGATACTGGTAAGGCATACTATGCACATGCTGGGGCATGGGTAGAACTAGTAGGCAGAAACACAGATACTACTGTAGGAACTTCAACTGACAACTATCTTGTTGGTGTTATTACTGCAACAACATTACACGGAGATGGATCAAACATCACAAATGTCAGTGTTGGATTTGCAAACACTGCTGGAGTGGCGACTGTTGCTGCTGGATTGACTGACAAACCAGACATTCTAGTTGACAATATTAATGCAACAGGAATTGTAACTGGTGGAAGTTTTGTAGGAGATGGATCTGGACTTACAGGTATCACCGCATCTGGTAGTGGTATTATAATTAGAGAAGGCGGCACACTCGTAGGAACCATTGGTACTATTAACTTTGGTACAAACCTTTCAGTATCGCCTGCATCTGCTGGAGTTGTAACAGTCACTGCATCAGGTGGTGGCGGTGGATCTGGTGTTGTAGTATCTGAAGAAGGATCTTCTGTAGGAACTGCAACCACAATTGACTTTGTTGGTTCTGCTGTGACTGCAAGTTTCAGTGGCGGAGTTGCAACCATTGATTTGTCAGGTGCAGTTCCATTCACAGGTGCTGCAACAACTATTACTAATCTTGATATAGCACAGTATGAAGAAGCATATCAATGGGGTAATCATGCAAGTGCTGGATATATCACAGGTATAACTGGTCAAAACTTAGGTAATTTATCTAATGTTTCTTCTGCAACTCCAAACAGTAATGACGTATTAACATGGAATGGAGCATCATGGGTTCCAGCAGCTGGTGGTGCTGGTGGTGGTATTAATGGTATCACCATTAAAGAAGAGGGAACTAACGTTGGTACTGCAACTAGTATCACTTCAATCAACTTTGTTGGATCTGGAGTTACTGCAACTGGTTCTGGTCAAGATGCAACTATTACAATCACTGCATCAGGTGGTGGTGGAGGAAGTATTTCTACTACTGGATTTGGAACATACACCGCAGCTGCTGGAGTTGAAACACAAATAGATTCATTCGCAATCGCAAGTTACTCAGGTGCTGAGTATACATTCATGATTGGTCTAGGAACATACAGGCAATCACAAAAAGTTCTTGTAATGCATGATGGTACTACTGCGTTCTCACAAGAATACGGTATCATGTATTCACCAGAAGTACAGGTGTCTATTGCAGCTACGATAAGTAGTGGTGATGTGCAAATTAAATTTACTCCAGAGGCAGGCATCTCTGGTTTATCCACATACAGATTCGTTAAGACCTTAATTCAAGGAATATGATTCATACTAGTACGAACACTCTTGATAGGACAGGACTGCTTGTCGTTCCGACTGGAGCTGACGATAAGAAAGCATACTCTATCAAATGCACAAGTAAAGATGACTGGGTATTCATCCACGAAGAACTAGAGAAAGATGGATCATTGGAAGATAACATTCCTGATCCATCAATAGTATGTCCTGACAAGAAGGAACATAGTGATACCAGAGCAACTTACATGTTGACTGATGCAGAAGCAGCAGATCTAAGAAACCACCCTAAAGTTGTATTCGTTTGTATTGACTATGACGTTTACCCAGGCAACTATTCTCCCGATCCTAAAGATATAACCACTAGTGTAAAAAGATTTGGAAGATTTGGTAAGACAGTATCTAACTATAGAGCATGGAATCAGGCACCATCGAGGCCTCCAACATCTCAAGCTGGTATTGGTGCATCAGATAAGAACAGAACTGGATATCAAATACTAAGACATACACAAAAAGAAAATCCTTGGGATGCAACATCAACTGGGATTACTGGATCTGATCATATTATTATAGAACAAGAACCAAAACAATTAGGTGATGGCACTGGTGTAGATGCAATCGTATCTGATGATGGTTTCTGGATTGCACATCCAGAGTTTGTACATACTGACGATGATCCTGTAGGATACTCAACAGGAAACGCATTGACATGGAGTGGTATATCTACAACACCAGGCACATGTGGTGTTCTAGATCTAGTTCTTGATGGGCCATATTATATTGACCCAGCATGGTTCAATGCAGATCCAGGCAATAGATTGATTCAACGTTGGGATGGTACAATGGTTCCAGTAGAGTCTGTTGCAAGAGCATGGTGGTCTGATTCGAGTCAAAGATCCGTAGGATTCTCTACCATTGGCACTACAAATGGCATCAGTGGTTCTTACACAAGAGCAAGTTGCAATGGTACTAACAGTGCAAAACCAACTAACGGTTCCGATCATGGAACTCAATGTGCTGGTCAGGTATTTGGTAAGAACTATGGTTCTGCATACAACTGTAACAGATGGGTTATCAATGGTATCGGTGGATCTAATGCTGGAATCAATGGTAGTCAGTTTGATGTGCAAAAACTATTCCATCTATACAAACCAAACTACGATAGACACTCAGCAACCAATGGTAATAAACAAAATGATGACAAGAACCCTACACTATCAAGTAATAGTTGGGGTTACAGATCCGACTCTATACATACCACAGGTTACTATTGGTATAGACCAGCAGCAATAGATGGATCAGTGAATGGAGTATCATATACTAGTGGTGCTGAACCAGCTTTCTTTGATAGATATGGTGCTGCTGGAGATCTAAGTAGATGTAAAGGTGAAATGGTAGATAGTTCTGTCACCACCGCTGGTGATGAGATGTCTGAAGCGGGAGTAATATTTGTTTGTGCCTCTGGTAATAGTAATCAGACACAACAAAGTCCTGGCGATCTAGACTATAATAATTACTGGGCTACTAGTGATAGTCAATCTTTACAATCATCAACTCATAGTGAATTTGGTTTGACTTGTTACAATACTATCAATAGAAGAGGATGGCCACAGGCTTTAGGTAAGACTACAGCTGGATTGTCTACTGCTGGAACTGAGTTCCCAGCAATCAATGTTGGTGCATTGGATGACCAGTATGACAGTACTGGATATACTAGTTTAAGTGATTCTGACTATAAGGAAAAAATAGTATCGTATAGTGATAGAGGAACAGGTATTGATGCTTATGGTGCTGCTGATGATACACTCACAGCAGACGGAAGAAACTCCAACCTAACATACGTTCATCCAGAAACATATAGTGGACTATCATTGACTCCATATGATGTTGACTTTGGCGGTACAAGTTCTGGATGCCCTACTGTTGCTGGTTGGATCACTACTAAACTTCAATATAATAGAGCATGGACTTGGAGAGGTGTCAAAGATTGGTTGAAGAATAGTTGTGGAAATCAATCACCAGAAAGATTTTACTACGGTGATGACATCACATCCTTCACTGCGACATCAGGACAATGGGAAGATTTTCATGCCGTCAACCAGTATGGTGATGGCCCTGTTGTAATATGGGATGCTCCTACTGGTTCACCTACTGAACCACAAAAACCTGAGATCAAAATCACAAATTCACCCAATCTCAAGATTAGTGGTGGAGTTGAGATAAAGTTCTCTTAATAAATACTAAAAAGTACTAGCGCAATGGCAGAAAAATCGTTTGGTGTAAAGGATCTTAATATGGTCGGGTCGAGTGGTGATCCGACGATAGAAAGTAATGGCGATCTGAATTTAAAGGCTGGTCAAGTTGCAATCCAGACTAACACCACAGTCACAGGAGTAGTTACTGCAACATCATTTGTTGGTGGTGGTGCAGGCATTACTGGTATTTCTACTACCAATATTACTAACTATCAGGTTGGTAGTGGTGGTGGGGTTACTGTTGAAGATGAAGGTAGTGCCTTATCAACGACTGCAACTACACTAAACTTTGTTGGAGATGGAGTGGTTGCATCTGGTACTGGAGCAGAAAAAACAATCACTGTTGCTGGTGGATCTGTCCCTGCAAACTTAACTGCGACAACCTTAAATGTTTCTGGAATCGTAACCGCTGGTAGTTTTGTTAGTGATCTTATAAGTGGAAACGGAACTGATCGTGGATTCTGTACTAGATATTATGTAACTGCAAACGGTGCTTCTTCATATCGTTTTGCAGGGCCTGGCATACTTAATAGTATAGATAACCCAACTCTATACTTACATAGAGGATTTACATATATGTTTGAGAACTCTACTGGTTCTTCACACCCATTCCGTATTCAATTCACAGGAACAAGTACAGGTGTAGGAACATATGTCAGTGGAGATCAGAATGGAGTACAAATATTCACCATTCCTCATACTGCACCAGCAAATTATGAATACATATGCACCATTCATGGTGGTATGAAAGGAAGTTTTATCATCCCTAGTTAATATTATGCCATTAGCATTTGGAATTGGAAAATCAAGAGGCGCTGCGTTTGACCCTGCGATAGAAGCTTGTAATTATATACAGTTTTACTGGAACTGGACTGATGGAAAAGACTTTGATGTTAGAGCCGAGTTCCTAAGACCCACTGCCTTGGCAGGACAAGTAGTAGGTACAAATAGATTACCACAGATTGTAGATGGTGGTGGATCAATCACTTATATGAAATGGGGTGGAGATAATGCAGACGATACAGAAGGATATGAAGGTATATACATTGATGTAGATGCAGTCAAAACATTACCTGGCGGTATTCCAGAAAATATAATAGAATTAGATATGAGAGGAACATGGTATGCTGAGATAGGAGCACAACCAGTGGTCATAAGTGCGACTGGATATGATGGTGGTGCTATGACATTGGAAAGAGATACACCCAACGTACCTGGCCGTGGATTTATTAATACGGGATATGCAACTTCCTTTACAGATTTTAAAGTGGCGCCAGGAGTAGTGGTATCTTCAGCAGGCCATAGTGAATCAAATGGCCAAAGATTAACCAAAGTAATCATAGATTTAAACAGATTTACACTTGCATATTCTCAAAGTTAACTAAGTATAAATACGGCTAGAAAATTAATGGGAAATCACATGAAAAGATTTTTACCTATAATTATGCTTTTGATGGCGGCTCCCATGGCAGCGAGGGCCGATTTAACACACCGTTTGACTACAAGTACACAACTTACTGTAGACAGCGCAGCAACTCAGGCCAGTAGAATTGGCTCAACATATACCGTAAGTGGTAACAATATCACTGCTGGTACTATGGGTGGTCTAACCAAGGCATC